GGTGCATAGTGCGTAACCGGTAAGGCGATCGTAGCCGAGTCGCTTCAGCTCGTCGACCGATCCAAAGGTCAATCGCACGCGGGTGCCTGCCTTCATCACGTGGCCGCTGACGGATGTAACCAAGCTGCCGATGCGCACGTTCCACAGCTTGCGGCCGGCGATAAAGTCGCGCCATTCTCCCGAGTCGGGTGATGCTATCTCGATCTTCTCGCACTCCACGTGTATCTGGCACGACTTGGCGGCTGCGATGGCCACGCCGTTCTCATATACCAATATGTTTCGTCCGTGCAGTATCATAGCTTCATATAGGGTTTAACTTTGAAATCAAAACCATAAAGCACGTAGTACATCTGCTGCGCGTCGGCAGGGCTGCGGTGCAGATAGCTTGCGTCCACAAGTTCGAGCGTGGCGTGCTTGATAGGGTCGGGCACCTGGCCGAAGTCCTCGGTCAGACTTGCCACCATCTCCGTGACGTCTTTGCCTCGATTCAGCACTTGGGCCATAGCGTTCTCGGCGCTGTTGCCGTAGAGCTCCAGCAGATCGTCCTCGCAGTCGAAATCTATTCGCGAGTGTTTCTTGATGTATTCAAGGGTCAAGTATTCCATATACCATTATGTTTTTTCTTATCGGCCGATTTCGAGTTTAAGGTTTACCAAAAAAAAAAAGGGAGCCCGCTGGCTCCCCGAAAATAAATACCTTAATTACTAAAAACCTAAATTACTACTACTATTAACCTAAAACTATAAATATTACTACTAACGTTCTATCACTCTGCAAACCTTGCGGCCTCCCAGATGCGACGGCTCACGAGTCCGCCAATCTTCCTGCCGCCGGCGTTAACCCAGCGCAGAAACTGCTCCTGGATTTCCCATGTGGCCTTGCCGCATTCTATGTATTTCTTCAGCGTGCTCGAGTTCCAGTTGGCCTCGCCGCAGTTGTAGATGAAATCCACGATGGCGTCGAATTTACCCTGCGAGCCGCCGATATGTTTGGTCTTGGCTGCTATTTCCTCAAACTTCACGAGGTCTTCTTTCAGGAACTGCTCAGCCTGGTATGGTGAGATCTTGTCGCCTTCTTTCACGCCGGCGGTGTGGCCGTAGCCGATGGTTAGCACTCCGGCTGGGCATCGGTAGGCGACGCCGCTGTAGCCCTCGGCTTTTTTCAAATAGTCTATTAATCGTTGCGATGATTTCATAATTCGTTGTTTGGTTCTATTTCTTGTTTCTTAGTTTCCTCGCACTCCGATGCTTGCACGCGGACGCGCTTTTTGCACTTTAGGTCGTAACACATAAAAGGGCGCATTGCCTCCAGCTGACGGCCGTTGCGAGCCACAAGCCGCTGCAGTTCGCGTACGGTTTCCTCGGTTTTCTCCAGTCGCTCGCGCAGGTCGTTGCGGTCTTGCCTGAAGTGGTCGCGGTCTTCTCGCAGTTCGTTGATGATGCGGTTTTTGTCTTGCACCTCTTCGTCTTTGTCCTTCAGCATCTGCTGATAGGTGTCCTGTACTTTTTGTGCCATATCCACCTCGGCGCTTTCGGCTTCGGCCTTGGCTTTTTTCTTCATCCATCTCCAGGTGAAGAACGCGCCCGAACCTCCGCCGAACAATATGCCGAGAATGGTCACGATGCTATCTAAACTCAGCCACTCCATCACTCTGTCAGCTCATTAAAGTGTTTCTTGACTGTGGGAAATGACATGATGCTGAGTGCAGCGACGCCGGCCGCGATGGGGTATGCGCCTTCGTAGAGTGCGTAACCGATGCCACCGATGGTTCCGAGAACCCACAGGCAGCAGACTGCGAAATTGATAAATTTCTTCATTTTTTATCGTTTTTATTGGGTTTAACGTTTACTTCTCTCGGATTTTCGCGTTTTGGGTTTACTTAGGCCATAAGCGATAATTGGCAGTAAAGCCGACATAAATCCCCATGTGGTGATTGTTGTCGATTGACACACCGGGACCTACTGATAGGCCGACGCTCAGTCGTGGTGCTTTTTTCACGATAGTCTCGGTGATAGTTTTCACTATCTCGGGCTGATGCAATCGTATTGAGTCGAGTGCCGGCCTAAATCCCGACACCCACGCCGTGTAGAGCGAGTCCTCATATCGCTTCTGCTCGATCGGGATGGGTATCTCGAGGCTGTCTGGGGACTGTACCTTGGCAGAATCCTGCCAGGGGACTGTCCCCTGACAGCCGGCGCTGACATCCGATTGGCAGCCGGAGGGCACAGGGTAGGGCACTTTAATATACACCACCTCGCCCGTCTTCGTTGAGTCAGCTGCCACGGGCTTGTTGATGGTGGTGTCCCGCCACAGCGTATCGTGCTCCACTATCACTTGCGGCTCAGGCTCAACCTGGCCGCGTTTAATCAGCCACACATTGGTGACCACGCTTAAAATAAAGAGTGCGAGGATCACCACCCCGCATCCCTTGTATGATTTCTCTGGATTGCTCATAGTGCATCAAATTTTTGTTGGCATTCTGCTTTATCTTTCTGATAATAGTCAGTGGCGAGCTTTACTATCTGCTTGGCCAGCTCGTTTTCGAGATATATATAATCCTCACCGATTCTAATCCCGAATAAGGCCGCATGAGGCTTATATTTACCCAATTTCTTTAGTGCTGATTCAGCACCTCGCACTCTACTCAAATAGGCCGTGGCCTGTTCTAACTTTTCTTCTGTCATAGTTCTTTTTATTTTAAATGATTATGTCGCCGACATATTGAATGTTAGCTTTTTCTGGTTCTTCGATCTCATAGTAGGGCGCCACTTTTTCAACAGCCTGCTGCTGATTCTCTGCTGCCACGTAAACAGCCGAGTTCCAACCGTCCATCTTTACCTTGTAGAGATTTGATTCTTTCGTTTTCATTTCTTTTTCGTTTTTGGGTCCATTACTATCGTGCGACGACCATCTCTCGTCGTCGTCAGCTAAATACGTAGAATTGCTCATAGTTTTTATTCTTTTAATGTACTACACTTGCACCAGGCCTTCGCTCAAGTCGAACAGCCACAGGGCATCTAATAGGGCGTGCACACCGTCTATCTTGTTGTGCTGGCCGCTCTTTAGCGGCTTTTTCAGCTCATTAGGCGAAACCTCCAGCTTCACGTTCTGGAACATCCACGGCCAGGCGGGGTTGGCTGATAGTTGCAGCCAGGGGTGGTCGGTCAGTAGGGCATACTCTATCTCTTGCACCAGGCCATTTTGCGCCACAAAGGTCTGCGGCACGGGCATCACCATCTGCTTCAGCATCTGGGCGATGTCGCCGTTCGACAGTCCGCGCTGCTGGAATAGCGATTGCAGCCACGCCTTCAGCTGGTTTATCGGGGCCGTGCTTTGAGCTGGGTCGTAGCCGAACATGCGCATGTCTATCTGACTGTCGGGTGTGGCGGTCAGATTGCCGTGATCGTCGTAGCCGGCACGCTCCATTATCTTGTTCACGGCCATCTCGTGGCTGAATACCTCGCCAGGGCAGACGTGCAGCCACCCGTCGCGCACCCATTGCTCGTAGAGCGGTCGGTTGGGGCTGTCGTTCAGTGCCTTCTCGGTGATCCATAGGTCGAGGTCGGCAAAGAATCGGCCTTCTGGCTGCTGCTGCTGATAGTTTATGGCCAGATAGCACGCGGCCCATAGGTCGTCGGTACCACCGAAATCGAGTCCTACGAACACGCGCCAGCCTTGCGTGGCCCAGCAGTCAGCGATGCGCCGCTCCGTCTGTCGGGGCCGTATCTGGTCGCCCGATAGCCACTTTATGAATCGGTCGCTCTGCCACATATTAAAGTCCTTCGTCAGCACTTCCTGCTTGGTGTCCTCAGTGCCGGTGGCGGCTTCGTGCAGTCGCTCGCGGTAGTAGGTGGGCTGCACGGTGGTGCCTATCGAGCGGTTCACCTTCTTGAAGAGTTCGGGGTCGTCGAGCTTCGTCAGGTCGTCGGTCAGTTCCCACTTGTCGAGCTGGAGCAGGAAGGCGCACCAGTAGTCGTCGGGCGTGCGGTGGGGCTGTCCGATGGGGTACTGCATCTCGCTCAGCAGCGATGCCTCCACCTGCTCAATCTTCGTTTTGTACGGGCCTTCCTTGATGCGGCCGGCGGTGGTGGTGTGGAGCAGCAGCTTTTCACGACGGGGACCCGTTGAACCCCAACAGGTATCAACTGCCGCCTGCATGTCGGAGTGGGCATTGACGTAGCCCGCCTGTCCGTGCTCGTCGGCATGAACCACGCTGGCGTAGAGTCCGTCCTTCGAGGTCTTGCCGGCTGCCATGCACTTGATTTCGCCCTTCATCGGGTGGCCGGGTTGCCAGTTCAGTCCCTTGCGGGTCATGCGGAAATACTTGCCGCCCATGCGGTTGGTGCATGTCGGGTCTATCTGCATGGCGAAGTCCTTGATGGCTTCGTAGGCTATCTGGCTCTGCTCGCTGGAGTTGGTGCAGATGAGTGCCTGACCGTTCACATCGCCCAGGAAACAGACCTCCGTGAAATCGACAGCACCGCCCAGCTCCGTCTTGCCGCTCTTACGGGTGAGGAACCAGTGCGCCTCCTGCGTCAGCCGTCGCGTGTCCCACACCTCACCGTCCTTGACCCATTCGGTAGGCAGCAGCATGTCGCCCTCGTGGTAGGTGCGCTCCATGCTGACGTCCACCTTGAATGCGTAAATCTCGAAGATGAGCCACGCCTGGAACGGCATCAGTCGGACGTGCATGTTGCCGCGTGGGGTGTCGAACCGCAGACCACCTTTTATATGTCGCCCGTTCGCCCACTGTCCCTCGATGGCCCGCAGCGACCGCTTCACCCGTTCGGGGTCGAGGTCGTAACTGCTCATTAGTCTGAGTTCCTTGCGGATGCCCAAAAGTTCATAGAGGTTGGCGTGGCTCGCATTGTTCGAGATAGCGTCCTCCACATACGGCAGCAGTCGCTCGTCGATGCTGTTCAGTCGGTTCACGTAGTTGGGCAGTGCCTCGGTGATGTCCCGCAGGCACTGCGCCTTGATCTGTTTTAGTTCGTCGAAGTCTTGCATATTATTGATGTTAGATGTCAGAGGGAAAAATCACCGCTTTAAGTTCTTACCTACCACAAACGGCGACGGCTCTCTGTGATGCTTGATGATAAACACCTCGCGGTAGGTGGGGGCTCCCCATTCGGGAAGCCCCATGCCGATGGTGATGCTGTCGATGCGGTTGATGAAGCACCGCTGAGTATAGCCGCAGTGAAAGCAGACGTGGGTGTAGGGCTTCGCACGCAGTGCCTCCTGGTCAATAAGCCGCTTGCGCCAGTATGGCGAAAGTTCCCTGTATTCCTCCGTCTTCTCGCCACTCTCTTGCATCTCGTACCATTTCTTTTTCACCACGAGGTGCAATATCTTTACGTTGATTACTTCGGGCATACGTCAGGCCTCCTTTAGTTCCATTGTCTTCAGAATGTTGAGCAGCCGTCCGAGTTCGTAGTTACGATAGGCTGTCATGGCGTAGGTGTGCGGCTTCGAGTGGTTGTAGTGGCATTTCTCGATGTACTCCTTGCAAGCCCGCTTTGTGATGAATGCGCCAGTCTCTCGGCTGATGAAGTCTTTCTCCTCCTCCCACACGATACTGCACTCATGCAACTTCATTGTGTCGTGAAGAAAATCGACAACCGTAGGCATGTCGTTGCGGTCGAAGTCGTCCTTTTCCTTCCATTCCTCTTGCACGTCCTCGCTGTAGTCGGCGATGTTCTCGTTGATGTACTCCACGGCTTCCTCGGTGGTCATCGTGGCACCGTCGCCCATGTAGATGATGGCATCGCCACAACCTTCTGGCGCAGGCTCCATCCTGTGTTCCATCACTCCCCAATAAACGGGGTCAGCATTGCCGTCGTTGGTCTGAGTGTTCAACTCATGCTGTAATTCTTTCAGGAAGTCATAATCTTCCTGCGATACTTCAATCTGTCTCATAGTTCCTTATAAATTCGTTTAATTCGTTAAATCCTCGTCGCCTCTTCGTGAAACATATCGCTGAACTCCTTCGGCACGATGCAGTCCACCTCGAAGGGCATGGCCTTGCGGATGGTGGTGCGGCTGTCGTCCTCGACCTTGAAACCCTGTTCCTTCTCCTGTTCGGCTTTCATGATGTCGAGCAGCAGGGCGATGCGCTCCTTTGCCTGGCCCACGTCGTTGGCGGCCACGATGTAGTAGGTGTCCGACTTCTTCAGCTTCATGTCCTCCACCCATTCGCGCCGCACTTGCACCTTGAAGTAGTCCTTGCGCTCGTCGGCTGGCTTA